CCAAAAAAGAATGGCTCCTTGTGCCGTTGTAGACACCAAGAACATTATCTTTTCTTGGTACTCAGGCTGGTCTTGATCTTCTTTAACTAATACTTTTTCTTCTTTTTCTTGATTGGCTTGGTTTTTGACTTTTTCTTTGGCATCCATAGAAAAACGAGTAAACATGTCTACATTAGACACAAATGGTTTAAAAGTAATGAAATTCCTTTCTGAGGAAGCCAAGGAGACAATCGCCAAGAGTCATGGCTTGACTATTGAGCAGATAAACAAACGAATCGAAATATGGAGTTTGATTAATGATCCCGACATTTCTAAGCCAGATTTAATAGAAGCTCGAAAAGCGTGGATTAATATTCAACAAGGATATTGGCCTAACGTAAATGAATGAAGTAATCGCTGCTTGTATTGGAGCTGTCGTTTCTATTTTTTTGTTTACTTTGTCTATTATCGTCAATAGGAAAGACAAAGACGTAAGAGCGTTATTTAAACGGGTAGCGTCATTAGAACAGAGAATCTCAACGCTTGAAGGAACAAACAGGAATAGAAACTGGCGTAATAGATGAAACTTAGCTAGTTTTTAATCGGGTCTGTCATAAGATCTGCTACTGGGAAAGTCGATGTCATGTCTAATCCCGCCTTACCCATAGCGGGATTTTTTTTAGATTAGCTTCGTAAGCTTTTGCCATCCTGTCTTCTAGTTCAAGTCTTTTTCGGATCGCATATAAACCTGTGTAAAGGGCGTGGAATTTATGAGTCTTTTTTTCTCTTCCATCAAGCTTGTACCAACGATTCATATTTTCAACTCGTTGATTATCTTCTTTGATCCATTCGGGTTTATACATGACAATTAATAAATTAGTTGACTGGTTAATAGTGGAACCCTCTCTTGAGCAGGAGTTAAAACTCGAACTTGAAGAGAGGGCTATTTTAATATCTGAGGATCACAAAGAAACAGCTATGCTGTGTGCTTCTTTATGGAGACAGAATTGGTATAAAGACGAAATCCTAAAGAATTGTCTTGGCAGAATTGGAGAGCTAGAGGGAAAGTTAGTCCAGATGGAACTGGAAAGCTCTAACTCTTGTTGGAAGCGTTTACTTAGAAAGGTATTTCCGAAGCGTCAAGTTTCCGATCATCCAGAGCTTGACGCTGTGCTTCGGTCTTTTGTGGATTGATAGTTCCAAAGTCACCATACTGTCCATCTTTACCTTTTCCGTTAATCCAAACAACATCAACCTCTATTTCTTGGTTGTTGGAATAATCCCAAACTTTACCTGTTTTGATTTTTTCTGCTGTGTCTCCTAAAGACATGAGGTAATCACATAAAGCAGGAATTGACGCAACTGGAACAGCTAAAGACATTTGCTTTGGATATTTGCCATCGTCATCAAATTGGTTTTCCTGAACTGTCCATTTGATTGGATGAGGCAGAGCTGCATCGAATTTGTAATCGCTTCTGGTTGGCATTTTTTTGTTGGGATAAATTGCGGGTTTTTAGTTGATGAAGAACTTGCTGTGCGGCGTATTCGGCTGCTTCAGTATTCATTGTTGTCTTGGGAGTAATTCAACTTTCCCAATAGCTTCGGATAAATACCGATAATGTGCAGCAAGTGTTATGTGTTGTGGCGAAAGTTCATTCGCTGAGATGTTGAACTCCTGTTTAAAGGCGCTCAAGATCCTGTCTTTGTCTTGCTTGTTTCTAATTCTTGAGATTAAACCTTGTATCTCTGATCTCATTGCTGGAGTAATCATTTGTGTTGATGGCTCCTCTTTTGGCTCTACTTTTCTACTGGGTCTTGTAGGAGTTCTTGTTATTCCTTTTTTAGTTTCTGGTTTAGGACTTAAAGAATCAGCGTCATCATCATCTCCAGCTAATCCATAAATAGCTAAAAGTGCATAACGTCTAGCGTATGTAATCGCTGAACCTAATGCTTGCATGATGTTTCCTCTGTTAGGAACCAAATCAGGGATAACTAAATCACTCTCAATAAGGGTGTCGTAGTCTCTTTCTTCACCAGTAAAAAGTAAACGTGTTTTTAAGATCGTAATTACTTTGTCACCTACAACTTTGTAATCAAAAGTCTGCGTGTGGGATAGACCTAAATGAGTTGCTGGTTGTACTGCGTTTAATCCACCTGCAAGAGTTGTATAAGTGCCATAGTTAGCTTTACCATCTTTACCTGCTGCGTGGTGTTCCATTTGGAACATTGCTAAAGCTTCCTCTATAGTTTTGGGAAACGATTTGTCGGGTTCTTTTTTTACTGGCATTGTGGTTGTTTAGAACATATTAATCTTAATAAGATTTATCCATAAAGTCAATAAGATAAACTGATTGGAGTAATAGAAATATTGGCTCCCGGCAGTTCATCTAACTTCGCATATCTTTTTTCTGCTGACAATGAAATAACTAAACTATCATCTTCAATAACTGTTCCTCCTGCCTTGGTTGATAGTCCGTCAAGAGTTGAACGACAAAGCTTATCTAAGTCACCTGTTTGAGAACTAATTAAAAACCTTGGAGCCTTATCTCTTAATTTCCTAGCGTTTTTCCCTGTTCCAAAATGACTTTTAGGACGTGGAAAAATAAACTCAATACTAACAACAACAGGATTAACAATAGGAGGACTTTTGTAAAACTCTAAAGCTGTATATCTAATATCTTGTCGCCAAGGTTTGACCTTTTTAGATGATTCCCTCATTGCACCGTATCGGGTCAATGTCTTAGATCCTTGAGCACCCGGAATCCCAACAACTTTGAAATTTACAGAGTCGATCATAGTGTTTCTTTATTCTCGTTAAATCTGTCCCAAGCTTCAGTCCATTTCAATCGACAGGTCAATGGATCTTGTTCTTCTCCGAAAACACATTTTCCCGGCCTTGACCAGATGGTTCTGCAACTATCAACAACAATGCCATGCTGATTTGCTAAAGCATCAACGTAACTTCCTAACTGAGCATCTGTTGAATATGGCTTGGCGTTTTTCTTTGACTGTGTTTTTAAGTCCAATAGAACTAATTTGTTTTCGTTATGGTCATATCCCAAAAGGTCTAATTGACCACCGATAGATTTCTCCAGATCTGCAAGCATATATTCCACTGCCCAAGGTTCAAAGGTTTGCCAATAAGGATTCTCAAGGAGTGGCGTTACCCATTCTTCGTAATCACCTGCGTCTGGACTGGGATCACCTAACATTCTTTGCTCTAAACACCAATGAACCTTTTCGCCTCTGGGTTGCCAGATGTGCCGATACCTTTCGATATTGGCTAAAGCCTCTGGACTTTTTTGGCTGGCAATTTGTGTCGTAGAAAAAGCTAACCATTCGCCTGTTGGTTCCCAACAATATTGATGCCGTTCCTCATCCCGATACATGGGAAGAGGATCAAGCTTCAAATGACTCCAAGGTGGGTCACGATGCAAACTAGGGTTGTTGCTTAATTCTTGATATTTCACTCAGCTAATCTCCAAAGGTGTTCTCTATGTCCATATTGGCCTTTAACTTTTTTGTCTGTCTTTTCCAGTGTTCCTTCCTTAGTCAGATTGGTTAAGGCTCTGCGAATGGAAGTAATTGGATAAATAAAATCCAAAAGGTCGGCAACCATAAAAGGACTTAAAGGTTTGTTCTTTGTCCGAAAGCAGCACAAAACTTTTTGTTCTTGTGTTTTAGCTTTTGCGTGAAATTCAGCAAGGGCTGAACCTGTTTCGTTTGTTGTGTTGTAGTAGCTCATTTTTTAGGTAGGAAAATCTTTAGGGTCAATAACTTCAACTTCTTCTCCTCTTATCTCGTTTTCTCTTGCAAGGTTTTTGTGTCTTACACCCATGTAGCCTCTGGGGAAGCTTTGAAGGTTTGCATTAGCTGTATCTCTGTTGTCTACAAAACCCGGACTTGGTTGATCGAGTTCTTCCAGCGTCCACATCATTCTTTCTGGGTTGGAAGGATTAGGAGTCCTGAGACCTTTCTTTAATCGCCTGATAAGCGATGGATTATCCATTAAGGGTTTCATTATTCAAAACCTCTTGCTGCGGTGAAGACGGCCTGTGAGGGGTGTTTTGTAACTGTTTCCTCGTAAGGGTTGGTTCTCTTCTTGCCAAAGTTCTCGTAATTCTTGACGGTGATATTTGACCAAGGGCCATTTGGGCCACCAGCAATAGCTAAATCAATTTGTTCCGTTACGACTTGATCGCTGTATCTTTTTTGCAAAGAGGAAAGGCTAGTAATCAGAAGATTGAAAGCGGCTTCAGTTTTCTGACCTTTCTTAACTTTCCAAAATTGCTCGATGTGTTTTGCGTGTGGTTCCAGATCAAAAGGAATCAGATCTTTTTTAAACAAAAATCTTTTTTTATTTTTCTCCTTATTTATACTATTAGGTACTCTATTTGTATTAGAAAATACCTCACTTTCTTTTTTATCCGTGTGTGTTTTTTC